ATAATGAGTGCCAATTGGCCAATAATAATCTTTAATTGCAATTAAATTAAGTGCCCCCTTAGGAATTCCAAGTGCTTCTTCCAATAATTCACAAAAATAGTCTCTATTTTTTTGAGTATTTGTCAATCTATCTTTTAAATACTTTGCGTCCTCGTTGTCAGAGTAAGCAATCATATAAACTCCTTTATTTGTATCCATGGGTATTATTTTTTTAAGAGGTCCTGGAACAATAGTATACCCAGGAACATATTGTTTCATAATTTCGGTAGATGATTTGGTAAATTTTCCGTATAAACGTAAGAATGTTTGTCCATGAATCTGTTGATAAATAGGATCATTGGGAAGTAGTTTTTTAACACTGCTAATAGTAGTTGCCAAAATGACTTTGTTGCATAAATAAGAAGTACCTTTTTCGGTGTGAACAATGAAATTGCACGGCGATGTTTCTTCTACATTAGTTACATAGCTAGAACAGTGAATGTGTTTATAGCCAATTTTTTTGGCAATTGTTTCAATTAATAGTTTCCATGGTATATGAAGGGCGGTCCATGTATCAAAATTGTCTTCAAGTCCATAATTGTAAAGAGTATCATAAACATCTTCATTTTCATAATCAGTATATCCTAAGCAAACAGTAAGATTCTTATATAACTCTGAACCCAAAATAGGTAATGCAAATTGTTTAAATGTTTTTTTAACAGGCGAATGGGCGGACTTTTCTTTAAATTGTTTTTTTAATATATTAATTAGCTTTTTGACATTGCATGGTGGATAAATTGTGTCGGCCGGGTGAGGTGCAACCTGAAACTCATTGTACGGCACTTTTAATTCTCTTAATAAGTCTATTAATAAATAATCCTTTTCTTTGCGACCTACCCCCGCACCTGTTACCACCTGAGTTCCTTGAAACATTTCATTCCCTAATCTTCCACCAAGCCACTGTTTTTTATGACCTTCAAGAACTAATAACTTTGTTTCTGGAGCCATCTTTAGAATCTTATAAGCACTATAAAGCCCAGAAATTCCGCCTCCTATAATAATAATATCATATTTATTATGCACTGACATATAAATATAATAGATAATAATATTTCTCAGCTAACGACGTTTTTGGGTTTTTTTCTTTCCAATCGTTATTTTTTTTGCCGTCTTTTTTAACTCAAGTTTTCTACCATTCTTGCACTTAAAATTTCCACGAGAAAACCCTTTTCTATTTAACACAGTTTTTGTACAGACTCCTATGGCTTTTTGTTCATCTTTTGCACTTGGCCCCACCTTTTTAATACAAGAACACAATTTTTTTGATAAAATATTTTCAGCAACTTCTTTTAAGTGTGTTCCTTTTTTAGGAACTTCTAATCCATAATATGCAAGTATTTTTGAATAATCAGAATTTGTTATTTTATAAGACATCTAGTTTAGACTATGTAAATATTATTTTTGTAGTTTAAAAATTAAAATTAATAGCTAAATTAAAAATATAATGGACTTTGTTATAACAGAAAAGGAAGAACAGCTAAATACAGAGCAAAATGTTGCAACTGAAACAAATGAATACCTCAATAAAAGTAACATACCAAAGCGAATATTTCAAACGCACAAATCCATTCAATACATTCAGATCAAACCTAAACTACAAAATGCATTGAACTCTTGGAGAAGATTTGTACCAGATTTTGGATACCATTTTTACACAAATGAAATGTGTGATGAATTCATGAAAACCGAAATGGTTGAAGAATTTGGTGAGGAAATATATGAAGCTTATAATAGAGTTCCACTTCCTGTAATGAAAGCCGATTTATGGAGATATTGTGTTATATATAAATACGGTGGAATATATGCAGATGCAGATTCCGTCTGTTTGTGTGACCCAAATATGTTCACTTTATATGAAACGCAGCTTGTTTGTGCTCCGGAAGATGACCATCTACATTTATGTCAATGGACTTTTGCAGCACCAGCTAATTCTCCATTGCTAAAATCTATCATTGAATTAGCAATTAAAAGAATTCTAACAATCCCTGAAATTAAAGGAGAACATGTAATTCATTATTTAACTGGCCCCGGTGTCTTTACTGATGGAATTGAAAAATATTTGAATGAAAATGAAATGCCAACATTTAATGATAAAAAAAATTATTATCGTTACAAAAACCCAACAATGATATGTTTTATGTCAGAGCGGTTTCACGAAACAATGATTCATCATTTATTTGCAGGAAGAGACCCAGATGGTTGGACGCATGATAGATTTAAAAGATTGATGTAATTTAATCTATAAGTTAGAATTTTTATTTTATTTATAAATCCTTCTATAATCCCACAATTTTGAATAATGAATAATTTTTTTATTCTTATCTTGTTCTCCATAATATCCATTATACATTTTTAAAACTGCAACATTTTTATAAAGAATAAATTTTTCATTAGTTGGAATGTTATAAATGTGTTCAAGATCTATTTCTCTTCTCTGTACATCTCCTATAAATCTAGCTACTAATCCAGGACCCGTTGGGTCAATACAGCTTTCTCCATAATATTTATTGTTTACATTTGCAACAATTTGGTTTATGCACTTAAAACATACTTCATTCTTTGGTTTAACAGCTATTAAAGCATTATAAATATTATGTTTACCAATATCAAAAACCCAATGTTCTTTCTCAGTTAACTCAATAAAATGAAACGTGTTAATGCAATTATATTTGATATCCAAGTATATCCCACCATTAATATACAATACGCAATATCTCCATAAATCAGCTTTATATGCTCCAGGAATTATATTGTCAAATGCATTTAATACATTCCCATCAAAATTTTCTGCAATAAAATTCCTACAATCGTCATCATCAAACAAAAAATGTTCAAACCTAGGATGACGCTTTTTCATTCTATCAACGGCAAGTTTCATTTTTTCTGGCAACTCTTTAGTGTGCCAGGTTTGATATATTTTTAAGGGAATTACACTATTGTATTCCGATTTTTTATTTGTCTTATAATCATGAACCCTCTTAAGCTGAAGTTTTAATATATTAGTTTTTGCTTCAATAGCGTCTTTAATATCTTGTGCAGAATATACAATTTTTGCACCAACCATTCCAGATAACATTCTATACTGTAATAATGTTGTTTAATAAAATAATTTTTAATAAATAACTATTTTATTAATATTTAAAATATACAAGTATTTTAGATGCCATCTAATAAACAAAAAATAGTTGTACTTGATCTTGATGAAACCCTTGGATATTTTGTAGAATTGGGAATATTTTGGGATTCATTACACAATTATGCAAAAAGTATTAATATAGACATAAAAACAACATTTACACAAGAATATTTTAATGATGTTCTAGATATATTTCCTGAATTTATTCGCCCGAATATTATGTCAATACTGAATTATATAAAGGTTAAAAAACAAACAAAACAATGTCAAAGCGTTATGATTTATACCAACAATCAAGGCCCTAAAGAATGGGCACAATTTGTTAAAAATTATTTTGAAAATAAATTAAAATATAAATTATTTAACCACATTATTGCTGCATTTAAAGTAAATGGAAAAATAGTTGAATTTTGCCGAAGGACGCACGATAAAACAATAAAAGACTTTATGCGATGTTCAAAATTACCAGAAAATATAGATGTCTGCTATTTAGATGACACATATTACCCTGAAATGAACGCTGATAATGTTTATTATATTAAAATTAAACCATATACACATGATTTACATTTTGACTTAATGATTCACAGATTCCTTCATAATGATATTTCAAAAAAACTCATTTCTGGTTCACAATCAGAAAAAGATTTTTCTGATTTTATGAAAACAAATATGAACAATTATGAATTTGTTTGTATGGAAAAAAGCAAAGATGAATATGAAATAGATAAAATTATTACAAAAAAAACAATAGTCCATTTACAATCATTTTTTAATAAAAAAAGACAGAATTCTCCACCATCTGGAAATAAACGGACTTTAAAGAATAAGACATATCGGGCAAAAACAAGAAAAAATAGATAAATTTATTATTGAGGCTTGAAAAAATTAAAACCAATACCTATATTTTGTTGAACAACATCTTTAGCATTACTCAAATATTTTATAAGTATTTGATTGATTGCACTTGTAGTAAATAAAAATACACCAGCTGTAAATGCTATCTTTCTATCTAAATCGGTAAAATGTATTCTTGTGAAGGGATTAAATCTCCATAATAAAAATAAACTTATATAGATTTTAACATAATAGTCAAGTTTTTCTAAATATTGTGGTGCACTTTTAACGAGACCAACCGCAAATAATATATACAATGCATATGTAGTTATAATAAAAATATTAAACCAAAAATCTTGGAATTTATATAAATTTTTTTGTATTGACATATCTTACTATATCTAGTGAATAAAATAAACGCACAATTTTTATTTTATTTTATACTATTCCCAAAATTTGGCAAGATGAGCTATGAAATAAATATCCAAGAAATATAGTGTTTGTCTATATATTCTCTTGTTTTTTCCACATTTCCATTATATCCTTTATAAATATCTTTCACATGAATAAATCTTCCTATAAACCCAAAAAACATAATTGGAATTAAAGATGATACAAGTCTTAAATTTATTATATTTGATAAAAATTTTCCATAGAATACCCAGCTTATTATATTAAAAAATAAAGTGTAAACAATAGTATGTAAAAGGATAGAAACTGTCATTGGACCGAATATTTTTCCCTCAAAGAGATGAGAGAAAGGAAGTTTGGGATTTGTTGTGTCTAAATATAATTTTGTAAACATAGTATAATATGATATTAGATAATTATTTAACTTACCGTAGCAAAGTAATTATTGCCGTAATTTGTTCCGGATTTTGGATTTATTTTAGAACATCCGACTGCTATAAAATGATACCTCGTGGTAATATATTTCCAGTTATATTTGTAGTGATATGGACTTATTTAAACTATTATGAACCACTATTTTTACCTATTGGGTTACTTATTTTGATAACATATTCTTATTTTGTATACACGAATAAGAATTAAATATTTCAAAGTTTAACTGTAAAATTGAATTAACTTGTTTCAGTTTTAACTTCATTGTATATTTTTAAAGTTCTTGCACTTGCATCTTTTGCTTCTACGTAACGCGGCATCCAAAAATATGGGACTACGGCTCCTAGCCCAGGATAATAACTTTCAAATATACTGCGATAATAATTCTTTTCATCCGTATCTGGGTTATTATGCTCATACTTTACATTAAAATTTTTTGCCGGAGATTCAACATTTTCTTGAATGATTTCGTATAATGACCTGGTTGTTTTACTAACACCATCACTAAATGCCTCCTTAGTTCTCCACAAAACGCACTGTGGTAGTAGTGCACTTCCATTTGAATCCAAATAGTTGTCTTCGCTAAACGCAGTCCTTAATAAAAATTTTTCACATTTTTTATTTCCAGGATGAAACCGGTGTGAAGGATGAATGCTCAAGTATTGTTGGACCCAAGTTCTGTCCAAAAATGGTGTTCTAGGCTCCAACCCATGAGACGATATACACTTATCTGACCGCAAAACATCAAATGCATGTATATCCTTCAACAATCTTCGGCACTCCTTATCAAATTCAATTGCATCTGGAGCGGCATGCATGTACAAGTAACCACCACACAATTCATCAGAACCATCTCCGTTGAAAATTACCTTGGCGTCACTATTTTCAGAGATGTATTTTCCCAATAAATAATTTCCAATGCTAGCTCTTACTGTAGTTGTGTCATAACTTTCAATTGTACGAATTACCTCGGGTATTGCTTCAATAAAATCTTGTTCAGTAAGCAAAATTTCGGTGTGATTTGTTCCCAAATAATCAGCAACAATGCGAGCATACTTGAGGTCTTCTGAACCCGACAATCCAATACTGAATGTTTCTAAGGGTATATCTGACTTTTGTTTGTGACACTCATTAACAAGTGCTGTAATTAAGCTGCTATCCAGTCCACCCGACAATAAACAAGCAATGGGGCGTTCAGTAACCAATACTCTTTTCTTTACTGCTTCGTACAAATAATGTTGAATATTTTTTAACACCCGGCCAAGATCATATTGCGATTCATTAATAATGCTAGAAAACCCAGTTGAATGGTAACAGCAGTGCTCTTTTTTCAGTTCCCATTTTGGTGAAACTTTAAACTTCATAATAATTTTAGAATAAGTTCCTGGCATAAACTGCTCAACCACGTGATTTGGTAACTGTTTAGCAAATTCAGACAAAACCTTCAACTCAGATGCATAACTATATATATCCTTTTTGTCTTCTACGGTTGGATTTTTTGGTTTTAATACATACAATGGTCTAACTCCGTAAGGGTCTCTAGCAACATAAATTTTTGCAGTTGGATCGTTTAAACTGCGATCGCACAATACAAAGGCAAATACACCATCCAACATTTGCAAGGTTTGTTTCATTCCATATCTTTTATAAAGATGAATAATAACTTCGCAATCTGATTGAGTAACAGGAGTTATTCCCATCATTTTATAAAGTTCTTTATAGTTATAAATTTCGCCATTGCAAATTAAAGCCATGTCACCAATTATAATGGGTTGATTAGAGAAATCATTAAGACCATTAATGGCTAAGCGATGAAACCCGAGTAAGCACAATAATGTGAAATTATCTAATTTAGAAAATTCTGGACCACGACCTTGACCCTTCATGAATTGCTGTTTAATAAATTCTTTTTTAAAAAAAAAGTCATTATTTAATAATGCAAATATTCCACACATACAGTTAGCTTATTAAATAAAGTCAACAATCTTTATATGGGTTTTATTCAATTTAGAAAAGTGTTATAAAATAAATTATATTCCAGTATATTAATAATGACAACACAAGGTTTTAGAGAATGTGCTTCACAAATAACTAATTCTATAAATACAAGAATCTATGATAGAAACATCCCGTCTCATATGCTTCAACCTTATTTAAGTGTTAGGCCAGTGATGACAAAGTATTCTATCATGCCAATTGTTGACCCAAGAGCTCCCATTAAGACACCACTTGTTCAGCAACCAGTTTACAATTCTGAAGAGGTTTTTAATCCTGGCAATACCCAATCTCCTTGGTCAGGATTTGCTACAAATATAAACACTGAATCAGAGTTAAGAAACCAGGTTTTTGCACTTCAGGCGTGTAGTCAAGCTGTATATGTTCCAAACGCAAACAGTGATTTATACAAGTTTGGTTTTAAACCAACTAATACTATGCAGCAACCCTTTCCAGGATTATTCCAAAATGAACACTTTAATTCATTTAACCCTAATCCTGAGAATGTTGGTCAAGGTTTATTCCAAAATTGCACTCGCCAAGAGATTAGAAACTTAGGAAATGACCACACCCCAACTCCATGCAACATGGGCCCAAAGCAAAATAAAAAATAAATGCAAAATAGATACCAGAATAAATGCAAAATATAACATGTTTTTCAAGTTATATTTTTTTTATACCACGAAGGTTTTTCTCTCTTTTTCCATGTGGCAATCTTTTGCTTATCGGGAGTTTGATAATATTTGCGATAAGCTTCAATAGCATCGGCACATTTACATTCAACTGGCATAGCTTGAGCAAATGGAGTTAATCCTTTCTGGGGAAATTTGTCTGCTGATGGAGCATATTCTCTCAAGAATTTGGCTACAATATAAGACTGGTGCATTTTGTTTGGTGGATGGTCGTATCTGTATTTCCATTCATTGTGCATTGCATCAACCAAATCAAGCGTCCACATATAATTTTCCAGTGATGTTCGCATCCAAATGGTTACTGGATGATTTTTGTGAGCTATTTTATAAAGTTTAATTTTCTTTCCGACAACATTATCAGTGTCAATAATTTGAACAGCTGTGCACAACATTTGTACAGCTTCCAAAATAATTTTTGAAACGTGTTTGTCAAACATGAATTCTGCACATTCTTGAAAGTTAAGAGAGAGAATGAATAGGTTCATAATGTTTTGCAATTGAATTTAAAAAGCTTTAAGTTCAATTTAATTAAATCAATTTTTTTACAAGTAATTTAACACTTCTTTAATTCTTAAATATCTGGGATCATTGTATATTTTTCCAGTAAGGTCTTGCAATTCTTCCATATTTTTAACTGGATATTTATTAGCATACTCAAACATTAAATAAGATAATTCAATTGTTGCCTCTCCATATTGCAATTCCACCATAGGAAAAACCTCTTGTAGTTCCTTAGATTGAGCCCATCCCAAAAATATAGCCAACCAAGACCTCTCATCATCTTCTATATAATCAACGCTCAATTGAACCTCTCTCCAACTCTCTAAATCAGTCAAAAAATCTTCCCAACTCTGGAATATTAAAGTTGATATGTATAAAATAGATGTCCACCTATCATTGTCTTCATTATTTTTTTCATGAACTGGCTTATAATTTGGCAATTGTCGTTTTTGCCATGGATAAAACATAGAGTCAATAAATTCTGGAGCCTTATCATAATAGTCGTCAAATGCTTTTAAAATACTATTAAATGCACGATCTACTATTTTGTAAGTTGAATCTCTTTTCACTGATAAGTAGTTTACCGTAAATATTTGATATGTAATAATAATACCTAAAGCAATAATAAATGTTGAAATTGTAGGGATTTTACTCGTTAATCTGTCTATAAATGAACCCGGTTTGCTATAACTTGCAACAATAACAATAAATGTAACAATTACTATAATAGTAACGATTGTAAACAAAGTAACTTGATATGTGGTAAAACCAGAGAAACTCATCTAATATACCCACATATAAAATTATAAATTAACTTTTAGTAAATTGTGTTTTATCTAAATTTTAAAGATATAGGTAAGATATAAAATGGACGACCAATTAATTACCGAAATAACTCTTGAGTGTTTAATGAATAAACAACAATACGCAAAACATCTAGGTCAAAACACACCTGCAAAAAAAGATTCTATTCGCAAAGACAAGAAATTTTACAAGAAACGCATATTTGACCTAACAAAAAGGTTGTTAAATAACGAAAAACCAGAAACAATGTATCCAGATGTTGGAAGTGCATTTGATTCTTATGCTAGAGTTTGCATTGAATATTTCAAGGTTTTAGATAAATCTGACATTATTCAGGAAGATTATCTTGGAATTAATGAGGACTCTCTAAACAAGCTTTCAGCCGACCCATCATACAATGCAGTTGAAGAAAGCATGTTAATGATGCGTTCTATTAAAATTACTGAACCAAATGCATTAGAAAAACTTGTTAAAAGAACAACAGCTAAACTTGAAAAAAAAACTATAATTCCACTACAAAAGGACATAAATTTGAAAGACCCAAATCTGAAAAATAAAGGTATTAGCAAAAAGAATAATATCAATAATAAATATGAGGAAACCCATGAAAAAAACAATGCAAAAAAAACAGAACAAACAACAAACAATAAAAAAACAACAGAAATCCAAATCACATGTAACTAGAAGAAATCACATATTTAGAGAAAAAATGATTAAAAAGTTTGAATCCGTTAAATTACGATGTAGTCCAAAAACCGCTGGAAAGGGTTATACATGTTTAGAAGACGAAACATTGTATAAATTAAAAGAATTATGGAATGCTCGTCATCCTGAATCAAAAGTTGACACTAACGACTCAAAAGAAATATGGACTGCGTTAAATTCTAAGCTAAAGGGGGTTTGCAACAAAGAATCGTGTTGGTTAAAGCAAAAATTTGTAAATGGAAAACTTAATAAAGAATTGGAAGAGTCTTATGCTCCTGTCTCCCCAAAAGAATGGAGCAAAAATCCAAATGAATGGTTATCTAGTGTTGATATATTGGAAGTTATGAAACAATATGAAGAAAAATACAAGTGTTTTGATTTTATTGGCCCGTCTCCAATTGATTTTGATACGCACAAATTATATGGAGAATGCGTCTGGGAAGAATTGTGTCATTTTAACTTGGAAGAAGAAATTAAAAATGGTAGATTTAAGATTGGTATTATATTCAATTTAGACCCCCACTATAAGGGCGGATCTCATTGGGTATCCATGTTTATTAATATTAAAAAGGGAGAGATATTTTTCTTTGACAGTGCGGGCGATAAAGCTCCACGACAAGTTATGAAATTAGTGAATCGTATTATTAAACAAGGAAAACAATTAAAACTACCCATTAAGTTTAAGTTTGACCAGAATTACCCAGTTGAACATCAATATGGTGATACTGAATGCGGCATATATTCCTTATATTTTATTGCACACATGTTAGAAGACAGACACGATAGCAAATATTTTAAATCTCATGTTTTAGATGATAAGTACATGCAACAATTCAGAAAAGTTTATTTTAATAAGGATTTATAAGTTAATAAATTTAAAGAAATAATTTCATTATTATATATTTAAAATGAATATATATTTTTTAACCAAATATCTTCCAGAAGAGTGCGTGCGTTACATATTATCGTTTGACAAAAATATTATTGTTCGCAATGGGAATATTCACATTATTCATAAATTAAATCAAGAACTATACAAGGAATCCTATAGGTTATTAATAAAGCGACCTCAAATAAAAGAAGGTAGAACTACTGTTTATAATAATAAAAAATCAACTTGGTGCACTATACCTCTGAGAAATTATGAAAAACCACATTTAAACCCATATATTGCTTATAGTTCTAATGAAGAAAGGGTTGATTATTCGTTTGATATGTGGGCTAAAAATGGAGTATATAGAAAAACGACTTTTTCTATGCCATAAATTATGATTTATTCAATTTTAAATAAGTAAGTCATAAAAACATATAAATAATATTTGCGAATATTATTTATATGTCATCAAGACAGGTAAATATTGACTTTATTACAACCGAAAATATAGAAATGATTTGGGAAATTGTATTGGATGATATAAAACCTCGGCTTAACTCTCAAGAACAGTTTACTAATGCAAGGGGATTCTTTATAAATCAAGCCCGGTTATTCTTTGAAAGAGAGAAAAATGTACCACAAAATTTAATGGAAATGAATAAAAAATTTATTAGTCTAATTATGAATAGTTTTAATTCTCAACCTCAACAACGACAGATGCCGCAACAAGCTCCAACTAAACAACTTTTTAAAGCGGAAGATATACAAGCTGAGAGACTCAGTGCATTTGAAAAGGGTCTGGCTGAAAAGAAGAATGATTTTATGAATTTAATGACTGTTCCTGTTCCAGAAGCTCCAAAATTTAGCGATAGTTCAAGGGATGAACCCATTGGTGGAGCCATGGGTGAATTAATAGCAAGAACATTAGCTCAGAGAAATTTTGATGTAGAAACAATTCACAAGACCACAAATAAAGAAGATGTTGAAAAATGGTTAAAACCTGCAGAAACTTCTGTAAAAGTAGAAAAAGTTCAACAAAAACAACAAAATGCATCACAGCTAGAAGAAAAACAAAAACAATATCAATACAATCAATCTACTCCAAAGTTTATTCAAATAGGAGAAGAGTTGCCGGTTGCTCCTAGTACTAAAAAACAAATATCATGGGGGGAGAACCAAGAATATGAAGTTGATGAAATAAGTTTAGAAATAAATGAAATATCATCTGGAACCCCCAACATTTTCTCTCGTTTAAAACAAATAAAAGAAGAAAATTTGGAAACAGTTGAGCTTAAAAAGGAAATAAAAAATATGGGAGAGAAGATTGTTAATCTAGAAGATAAGATGGATAAGATATTAGAATTATTAAAAAATAAAATTGAACCAGCAACAAACAATAATATGGAGAATACATATAAAGAACAATGGCTCTAATAAGGATATTTAAGATTATTGCACTTATTGCTCCAATCACTGCATTTGTGCAAAGTCCAGGAAAAAATATTGCAAAAACCAGACTATATTTAGAGGATGAACACTGGGACTCTGGAGAAGTAAGTTGGGAGACTATTCCACTTACACAATACAGCCCAATCGGGTTTAATAAAAATTTCATAGAAACCCCAGCAGCATCCCCTAGAGAATATGCTATGAGCCCATGCACAACTCCTCTGTGTAAAAAAATAAAAGACGACCAAACTCAATTGGCATCAGTTTCTGCTTTTGCAAAGATATCTTATAAAGAGTTGTTCAATTTAGATGTATTTATATCAGAACTTAATTACAATATACACACACACAACTTATTTAACCCATCAGAAATGATGTTTTTAACAATTTTATCTGGTGTAGCATATGTTTATAATAAAACTAAAGAGACTGAAATAAACAGGATTAAAAAATTATACAAGTTTTCATCTAGGTCGGAATACTTTGAAAAATACAAAAAATTTAGAAAATTCACAATGATGTTCTTTATTATTGTTACTTGTTTGTTTACAAGAAATGTGTATAGTGCTGCATAAGTTTATATTGTATAAAATAAAAATACAATATGAATCTACACCATCTTTATCTTAACTCCTTTAGGCGTTTGTTCTACTTCTGCAATCAAAATTGGATCTATTTGAGGATTCTCCAAAGCTCTGTAATAACTATCCCAATCATATAACTTTCCATTATTGCTATCTATCTTACGATAAATATATTTTTTACCACGGAATTCATAAGGCTTTCCTCGCCATTCAATGGTCTTTTTGTTAATTTTAGTTGTAGAATCTGGTTCCTGCTTTTTATAATTTGGAATATATGAGAAAGATGTTGAAGACGGCTCACCAAATTGCAAGCAATTTAATTGTTCTTTTGACCCTCTCTTTGTGTAAACTGCACAATCAATTGATGCTTCTTTTATAGCCGTAATTAACTTAAAACTTACCTCGTCTTTAATAGTTGAAATTTCAAATAAAGCCTCGTCACTAGTTAAAGGAATATTGTCTTCTTTCCAATCCTTCTCGTCTTTTCCTTCAACTGGAATTTTATATTTTCTTTTACTTTTGTCTTTTCTTTTCAATTCAATTGCAGCATCATTCTTGGGGTCTAATTGTTCTTTAGAAAAAGTCATTAAATATAAATAAACTTCAACTGTTTGTAGTGCTTCTGGCAAATCTTTATGACTGCAAATTCTTCGTGCTCTTCCTACAACTTGGTCAATGCGTGCTGGATTCCAATAGGGTTCCATAATGTGAACATATCTAGTGCTTCGCAAATTAATTCCTTCTGATCCAGATGCAGTAATCATTAACACTTTTATAATTTCACCCATATGGTTGTTGTGTGCAATTTCTTTTAGTTTTGCAGTTATTGGAGATTTAGTGTCCCAGTTACTATTGTATATATTACGAATTAATTCTTTTTCTTCAGAAGATTCAGTACCAGTATATAATGCAAATGTTGGTTTTCCCATATTTTCTTCACTAATATCCAAGTCCCAAACTCCACTGGAATCTTTTTTAATTTTGAATTGTGTAAATCCATTTGCTTCTAAAACCATTTTAAAGATACCGATGCCTTCCAAGGTTCTAAATTGACTATAAACTAAATGCAACCCGAGATGCTGAGGGTCTTGAATGTTCTCCAAGATATTAAGATATTTTGGACTATATTCCTCTAATCCTCTGGGTGTTAAAACAGTGTTTTCATTTGCTTTTAAAAATTCAATAGCACGCTGGATTCTTTTTTCATATGTTGCGTCTGCCAATTTTTCAATAACCTCGTCTCCTTCAAGTTCACCATCCCAAGCGTCACCTTCCAAATCGTTTGCTCCTTTTTTAGATGTTTCTTTTAAAGCCTCCTCATATATATTTTCCAACTGTTGAGTGTCTTCTTCTCTATCTTCTTTTGGCAAAGGTCTCCCAGGAGGCTTGGGCATAACAAAGTTGCAATATAACCGAGAGAAAATGCGATAGGTTGATGTTGGATCCTTATAAATTCCATTTTCATCAATAACGCCCTTTTTCTGTTTTGTGCTTGTTTCTTGTTTTCTCTCTAAAGAGCGAGCATTTTCATAAACCGTAAATTGATATGCACTCATTGGTATTTTAATAACGTGAAAATCTACTAGTTTTTCATATCGTGGCATAAGAGATTCTTGAGCACTCCTGAAATATGATGTTAACCCAATAATGCGCCGTTTAAATAAATCCATATTTTTTGTATTTCCATTCTCCGTATTTAAAAATAATTCAGCAAAATCGTCAAACTTATCTGGTAGTGCTTTGTTAAGTTTAATTTGAATTCCAGAGGTATTTACGCCTATTTTATTGCTCTCCAAAATACTTATTATTCTCTTTTCAAAATCCATGTCACTAATTGTTCCTCTCTCTTGTAAATGCATTTTATCTCCAGTTTCCTTGATTGTTATTGGTTTGTTTGTAACTCCATGATAACCAGTTTCTTCCTTGTATTTATTCTCAAACCCAAATGGATTTCTTGTTATAGTGATTACTTTATCCTTGGAATAATCAAGATAATCTAAAACTTTTTCTCTCGTGAATATTTCTTGTAGCTTCTCTTTAGTCACAGATTGTCCTGAACGGATGTCCAAGGGAATCTCCCAAGTCTTGATGTACCCTCGCAAAATATTAAAAAGTATTCCAATTTCATTGGGATAATTAATTATAGGAGTTCCAGATAACAAAATAATGCGGGCATTTTTGGCACTTAACAAAAGCTCATATAAAATAAGTGCCAGGGAATAAGGAACTCTCTCTTTCTTCCCATGTTTATCAACAGGAACTTCTTTTTCTTTTGAAATCTTATTGACAATTCTGCTAATAAAGTTGTGAGCCTCATCAATAACAACAACATTATCATCAAAAATATTTGTTTCAAAATTATTTGTCATATCTCTCAATTTATCTCTGCGTAACCCGTTATAATTAATAAATTTGTATTTGTGTTGTATCATTTCATCTATTTGATCGTCTAAACTTTTAATTTCTTGAGGTTCCAGCGTATCATAATTGCTAGGTTTTGTTGTGTTTACAAGCCAAGCACCTTTTTTTTTATTAATATATTCAACTGAAAGATTTAACACACTTGAAAGTGTTTCAATAGCTTCTGGATGGTCTCTAGTTGATACCCATTGCCAAAATTGATTTTTCTTATAAATAGAATCCCCGCATTTCTTTAATTCTTCCATATAGTTTCTTCTCAAAGACGCAGGAGTCATAACAATAATTTTCTTTTTGCTCTTAAACCCTTCAGCAATGGCAATAGATGTGCAGGTTTTACCTGCCCCTAGACCATGAAATAGTAATAAACCACGATAAGGAGTGTATAAATTCAAATAATCACGAACTAAGTTTTGATGAGTTAAGAGAGAAAATTCGCCGGCACTATCTTGACCAATACTATCACAAGATATCTGAGAAGAGTCATCCATTACAGTGTCACGATAAGTTCCAAACAATGAATTTATAAAATTAACAAATTTCTCTCTGTTATTCATAAAATAACTGGAAACTTTTATATTTACATGAGGCTTCTTTGGAGGAAGTCTAGAAATCGTCTCAATCTTATCAATGTCAACCCATTCTTCTGGTGGAATTAGAGAGACACCTTTTACTGGTCGTTTTGTTCTTCGTTTTTTAGGTTCTTCTACAATTGGTGCTACTTGTTCTTCTTCTCCAAGTTTTTCTTCTTCTTGTACTTCTTTTTCATCTTCTTCTAACTTAAATAATAATTTTTTGGGTAATTTTTTTACTTTTTTCTTTTCCAAAACAGGCTCTTGAACTTCAGCAACAATTTCTTTGACATTTGGTTTTACTAAAACAGCCGTCATTTTATTTTCTTTCATTCTTTGCAACAAATCTCTTCTACTAAAACCAGTATCTTTGTCTCGTTCATCAACCAATTTAATTTTGCTTACTTCAATCTTTTCAGGAGCATTTGCTACAGGAATTGCAACATATACCTTTTGTTTCTCTTCTATAATTGGTTTAACTCTTAATTTTTCTTTTAATAACTCTAAAGGATTCATGGTGCTTATATACTAAATATATATTAATTATATAAAAGTTTAAGCAGAATAACTGTTAATTTTCTGCAGTGCTTCATTGCAAGCTATTTGTTCGGCCTTCCTTTTAATTTTATGTTGGCCTTCGCCCAGAAAAATTAAGACCTTTCCAAATTTAACAATCCATTCTTGAATTTCCTTGAATGTCTTTACATGGTCAATGTGAGTTGCATTGTTTATGCTTACTGCATGAATTGGTTGTCCAATACAAAGATAAACTCCCATTCTATAACCATTCTCTAAATCGTGCTCAATCTCCAAGTAATGTGGAGTTACTTTAAATTCTTTTTGAATCTTTACTTGCAAAATATTCTTATAATTGTCATCATTCTGAATAAGTGCAATCCAATCTATGTGTTTTTCAAAAATGTTCTCAACAAACTTTTGGGCTATTTGAAATCCAGGACCGGTAACAAATACATTTTGAAACCATCCTTCTTCATCCTTTACGCTAATTTTATTAAAATCTAAAAACAATGCCCCTAAAAAAGACTCAAACAAACATCCTAGCTTCTTTAAGTTTGTTCTAATTTTCTTTTCTTCGGCGTGTTTTGACAGAATCAGCCATTTATTAAGATGCATTTCCATCGCAATTTTTCCAATAGCTTCATTTTTTACAATAGCAATCTTTTTTTCTGTCATAAATCCCTCATTCTCTTTAGGAAATCTGCGATACAAATAATATTTAGTAACCAACTCAAGAATACCGTCACCTAAGAACTCTAGTCGCTCATTTGACTTTGTTTTTAAAGGCATGCAATCTGAAGGACGTTCAACTATAGTGATATTTTGCAATGCATTCTCAAGTTGAGGCCGTTTAGTATAAGACCTATGCACAAATGCTCTTTTATATAATTCAACATTCTTTACAATTCCTGGAACGCCATATTTAGTGAGAATAGATTGAACTTCATTCAATGTAATCTCCACATTTAGGGGATTGTATGGATTGAAAATTAGTCCATCCTCTCCCTTGACAATATCATCGTCATGCAATATATTTTTTTCAGTCGTCTTATCTTCCATTTATACAATATCTTGGATTGTGTTTAAATCTTTTGGATATAAATATTAACCAGGTTTAACAAAATTATTTTGTTTAGGGTATATATAAATGGTAGGAATGCAAACACAGTTCGGCAGAGGCCGTTATGTTGACGCTATCTCTAACAGAACATTGCAAAGTGGTGGTTCCGTTGGTGGCGTTAAAAAGGCAGGCGTTTTCGGGGGTTCCGTTTCATGGCCCCAAGGTAACATGGGTTCCCACGTATTCTACAGAGCTCCTCAAAGACAACCCAATCTTCTCTTTGACTTGTTAAACACAACCAGACGCCCCACACAGGGCACAAGATACCAAGTCTATGCCAGACGTGGTATTATGTAATAGCATTTTCTGGTTTCTTAACTCTATACTTAATATTATTCTTAAATCTTATAATATTAAGCCTTTATAAAATGACTGGTATGATGTATCATTTTGGAAAACAAGGCAGAAATGTTGAATCATTAACAAATCGCGGCTGTGCGTCTGGTGGTAGTTGTGGCGGCGACAAAAAGGCTGGTATAGTATCATTTGGTCCAACATGGCAACGCGGAAATATGGGAAATTATTTGAAACGAGCTCCTCAATTACAACGAGGAATATTATTTTCATTAAGAAACACTACTAGAAACCCGGTTCAATTAAAACGATCTACCTTTGGAAGAATACATGGTTTGATGTAAAAAATCTAGAGACTAAAATAATATAACTAAAAAATAATTTAATAACTATTTACTAAGTAAGTTATTAAATGAAGATTAGGGTAGATAACCGCGAACAAGAGTTAATAAGGCTGTGCAAACATTTTATTGAAACTGGACCTATGTATAATGGATTGGAAATTGTTGTTGAGGCCTTACCAATTGGAGATATTGTATTGAGTGAAAGCGGTCTTGATAAAGTAATCATAGAGAGAAAAAGTTTAGGAGATTTGGCTTCAAGCATTAAAGACGGTAGATATGAAGAACAGTCATATAGATTAAATGGTCTGCCTCATCATAATCACAATATAATGTATTTAATTGAAGGAGACATGAATAGACTTAACTCATTAAATACTTTCAAAGACCGAACTGATAAGACTAGCTTATACTCAGCTATGTTATCTCTCAATTATTATAAAGGATTTTCAGTTTTGAGAAGTATGAACATTGAGGAATCCGCATTAATGGTATGTAATATGGCTTATAAATTACACAAATCTCCTGACAAAAAGGCTTTTTATTCAAATATTCCAAATCAATCAACCGATACATCTAACGAAGAATCTGCAGAACCACAACAGTCTTCAAGCGACTATTGTGGAGTTGTTAAAAAGGTCAAGAAAGAAAATATTACGCCCGAAAATATTGGTGAAATTATGTTGTGTCAAATTCCCGGCATTAGTTCAACAAGTGCAATTGCTGTTATGAAAGAATTTAAGACTGTTAAAAACTTGCTAGAAAAGATAAATGAAAATGAAGCATGTTTAAAGGATATTAGTTATGTAAATGCTAAAGGACAAAGTCGCAAAATTAACAAGACTGTTATTGCCAACATTATTAAGTATTTAAAACAATAATGTTGAAATTCTTGGTATTGTTTTCTAGAAGTATAATATATAAATGACAGAGGATTTCATTAAAATTATTGGCATTGTTGTTATAATTGGTTTTTTAATATTTTTAGCAACAAAATCATTAAAATTACACATGAGCGTTATGGAAGGTTTAACAAACCCAACCGACACTTCAGCTAAAAACGGAATCGGTGCTTCTGCAAATGATTACGCAAGTTCATTAAAAAATAAGGTAACACAAATGCAAAATGATGTATTGTTAATGACAAATAAAGATTATAAGAAAGATTATGAAAATATTGTTTTATACATGGACGATTATGTTAATGCATTAATGTTAAAGACTACATTATCCATCAATGTAAATGCAGACAATGCAAGTGATAACATTGAAGCTATTAAAACCTTGAATGAACTAAACACCGCAAAGGCTTCTCTCAACAATGTCATGAAATATATTGATTCTCATTAATGTGAGAATATGAGTCAAACAAAGTAATCTAATTAGTTTGAATAAGTTCTCCATTTTTGTAATAATTATAAGTAGGTGTATATCCAAATTTATTATTTTTACTAAAAATTTCAACTCTGGAATTTGGATAGTTTATTGATCCATTTATAGCATCTTCCTTTGATAATAATATAATCATATCTTCCCATTCGCTTCCACAAAGTAATAAATAAATAAAATCCATTTATTTATAATATAAACAACTTTTTTATATTATAATTGGCGTTTTAAGTTAAGTAAAAATGTTAAACTCTTATACTAACTTCATTCCCGGCATAATAACCAGATTCAACTAATTTCTCCGTGTATGCTTGACCACCCCAATTTGGGTCCATTGGATCTGGACTATATAACATATTCTCTTGTTCTTGATTCATCTGGTCAAGTGGGGTTGTACTTCCTTGGTAAAAATCAGTTTGATCAAACGCGGGAACAGAGTTTGTATTATAAGGGTGATCATTTCTAGTAGCATCTATAAGCAATGTTGGATTTGGTCCAGTCATATTCTTAATAATAACATTACCATCTATATTTGCAGGTGTTGGAAGTGCACTGGTATTTGGTGGTGCCATAGGTTGATTTGCTAGGGCTGGAGGCAACCCTCCTTGTAAATCAGTTGGACTCGGTCTTACTTTATAAACAGAATTGCCTTGAGCATCATATGTGGTTTGTAAATATAATACAGGACATCTTATGCCTTGACTTCGCTGCCAATCCATGAATTCCACATAATCTTCTAAATTATCAAATTCTACTGGATTCACGCCAGGGACCTTGGCTACTTTTGAATTATATAAAAAATATTTTTTATCTTTTTGAATGAGAATGTCAGGACATCTAGGATTAGCCATATTTGTTAAACTTTCGGTTAATGACAATTTAGAGGAGCTAACTTTCATGCAATAATAAATACCCGCTAAAAAAGTCACCATTAATAATATTAATAACATTGTATTCATTGTATATATTAGAATGCGATAAAATAAAAATAAAAATATAAAAGACTTTTATTTTCTGTGTTTATTTATATGCACAGAAAAGCAACAGTTATTGAAATAGACCCACTTATAAATGGTTATGAAAATTTAATTGAAAGTTTTAATAATGATATTGGTTCAGGAAAACATATTTTTTTATTTTTATTTATGGATGGATGTGGACCATGCAATGAAACAAAACCTCAATGGAAAAAAATACAAAAAATGCTTAAAAACTCGCATGGAAACCGAGAAGATGTTGTAGTCGCAGAAATTAATCAAAAACTATTTGAAAATTTAAAAAGTGCTGGAAAAGAGCCCATGGGTTATCCTTGTTTACGATACATTAAGGGTCCTTCTGTGGAAGAATATGAAGATTGTAATATAAATAATAAAGATAGAAGCACGGAATCTTTTATTAATTGGATTGAATCCAAGATACAAAAACAAAACGGAGGACGAAAAACTAGAAGACGTTGTCGTGGAGGAAAATGGTCTTTAAAATATAAAAAAAGTATTAATTGCAAGAGACCTAAGGGTTTCTCTCAAAGACAACATTGCAAATATGGTAGAAAAACATGGAAACACAAATATTAATCAAATCTTCAAAAATATTATGAATTTATTTGAAATTATCTTGAGAATAACCTATAATGGCACAAGCAATTCTTTTGCCGGCGTTGCCATTTTTAAGACTTGCTTCGTCTCCACCAAGCCCACAATCATCTGGGTCTGCATGAATAATCAACCCTCTTCCAATTATATTTGCCTTAGACCCTCGCAATTTTATAAAATCGTCAGTTATTCTATATTTTGCTGAACCATGAATATCTGTTTCCAAATTTCCTAAATCTCCAACATGTCTTTCCTTTGCACCTGGACAACCATGATTTTTTCCATAAGGATTAAAATGTGCACACATACTTTCACAATGATTTGTCAGATCACCAGATTCATGAACATGAAATCCATGAAGTGCATTTTTCTTAAGCCCAATAACATTTATATCAATGTTCACGCAATTGTTTTTAAAGTCTTCTGTAAATATAACAGTACCTTTAATTTTTTTTCCATCAAATACAGCTATAGCTTTAATGGGAGAATCTTTATTCATTTATATAATAAATATACAAATGAAAATTATTATTTAATCTTATTTACCTTCTCCTACAAGAATATTTCTTTTTATTAGTTTTTTGTTTTTTATTTTGTTTATTTTGTTTATTTCTTCTTGTTCTTCTTTTTCTTTTTCTTCGTCCTCCCTCTATTCTTGTCTCTTCACAAGGAGCAACTGGCCCACCAACTCCATTTGGGTTTATTCCTAGTGGTGTGATATCTTGTTGAATATATTCTTGTATTGTTTTTTCTACTGGAGTCATAGGCTCTCCGGCAACCAAATAAACATCTGGAGCACCAACACCACATAATGCTATTTTAGGCGGTGAATTTACCAACCTGTAAAAACATCTCAAAGTAACAATTGAATCTATTAATGAATTGTGTAGATTGTCTGATATCGGCATATACCCAAAAAATTTGTTGTATAATTCTTCCAATTTGGGTGGTTTGTCCCACCAACCAAATTTTGACTTTGCCTTTATTAGTGCTTTTTTTTCTTTTTGAGCTTTGCACATTGTGCAATATTTAGGTTTAGCGTCTAATAAAATACCATTTGTTTTAAAAAAAGAACCGTTACCAGATTCAAGTTGCAATCTATATAGTTCAGCCAATACCATTTTGTAATCATATTTTAAGTTGTGTGCAACCAAAGTAATATCTTGATTTAAATCTTTCATAAATTGTTCCAAAATCTCCCTTCTAGTTGCCATTAAATTTGGTTCTCCTGCTGCTTTTTTTGCAATTTGTTCTTGTCGTTTTTCTAAAGCACCTTTAACTGTATAATGTGTGCTAGGGTCGGCTAAAAATGCTTCAGCCATCCCCACAGGCATGTCTTCAACATATTTATTATACATAGAGTATTGGTTTGTAGATAAATTATATATAATGTAACTAAATTGAATAGTAACTGGCCACTGAGCTATAATTGAAGCCCACAATGGTTCTGATTCCTCTGGATTTCCTTCTAATTGAGATTCTACGTCTCTTGAAATTCTTGGTGGTAACCCAGTTGTTTCTGTATCAAATACTAATACAAGCGGAGACATTTCCATTATAATATATATAATATAGGTATATTATTATTGAACACATATTATATAATATATTATAATGGAAATATTTGTGTTATTTCATTAAATTTAAAAATTGAACTTAAATATTACGCAATTAATAATCTTAACAAACGAACAAATGGAGCATATTTTTAGACTCTACGATTTTAATGTTTATAATAAGAAAGATGATGGTAAAGAAGGTTCTAGTAGTGAAGAGGAAAATGGACCTAAAACTGATAATAGCAAATTTGTAATCCAAATGTTTGGTATTAATGAAGCAGGAGAATCGTGTTCCATATTGGTAGAAGATTTCAGACCATTCTTCTATGTTAAAGTTGGTGACAATTGGAGTCAACAAACAAAGGAACAATTCCTCACATTTATCAAAAAGAAACTTGGAAAATATTATGAAAAATCTATTAGTGATTGCAAAATCATTAAACGAAAAAAGTTATATGGGTTTGATGGTGGAAAAGAGCACAAGTTTGTCATGTTTCAATTCACAAATTTGCAAGCTTTTAATAAAACCAAAAACCTATGGTATAACCACGATCAAAAGTTAAGAGAAACAGGTCTTATTTATGCAAACGAATCCACTTATTTATATGAAGCAAATATACCTCCTTTGCTTAGGTTCTTTCATATTAAAGACATTAGTCCATCTGGCTGGGTTGCACTACCAATAAAGAAAGCAATTGAAGTTAAAAGTGGAAAACAAACAAACTGCAAATATGAGTTTATTTCTGAAAAAAAGAATATTCTTCCATTGAACGAAAAGGAGACGCGAGTTCCTTATAAAATTTGTAGTTTTGATATTGAGGCAAGCAGTAGTCATGGAGATTTTCCAGTGCCAGTAAAGTCTTATAAAAAGTTAGCTACAAATATTATTGAGCATCTAGAAAAAACGGCAGAATTAACAAAATTAGAAATTGAACAGCTGTTGAGAAAAATTGTCATGAAAGCGTTTGGTTATTTGTCAAACGTAGGTCTTCATGATATAGACGTTGTTTATCCAAAAAAGGGAGAGCTTCCAAAATCTGAAGATGATGTCAAGCTAATGATAGAATCATGGTTGTCTTCAAAAATAGAAAATGAAAAACCATCTGCTGCAACTGATGATGATAATCAAATGACGATTGAAACTATGTTTGAGAATATGAATAATGAAGAAGAGGAAGATGCTGGAGGAGAGTTTTATCAAAAATCTAAAAGCAAGAAACCTATTTTAAAAAATTATACAGTTGTTGATTTGTTGTGCGACAAGACTTTGACACGAGAAGAGAAACTAAATGAACTAAACAAGTCATTTTCAGACAAACGCAGAGAAAACAGATTTCCGCAACTAGAAGGAGACAAAGTAACATTTATTGGTTCTACCTTTTTGAAATCCGGAGAAAAGGATCCTTATTTAAATCACTGCATTGTTCTTAATACTTGTGGGAATGTTCCCGTAGACAATTGTGAAATTGAAGCATACAGCACAGAAAAAGAAGTATTATTGGCTTGGACAAAACTTATTCAACGTGAGAATCCTGACATTGTCATTGGATACAATATATTTGGCTTTGATTATGCGTTTATGTTTAATCGTGCTTTAGAAAATGACTGCATCGGAGACTTTTTGAAACTGTCAAAAAATAAAAATGAGATTTGTGGTGTAGATCCATTTACTGGAAAATATAAACTAGAAGAAACTAGCATTAAGATTGCAAGTGGTCAACATGATTTGAGGTATATTAAAATGAATGGTCGCATTCAAATTGATTTATACAACTACTTTCGTCGTGAAGAAAATTTGACCTCTTATAAGTTGGATTATGTTGCTGGACATTTTATTGGTGATTATATTAAATCGCTTGATAATAAGGGCGAGATAACAACCATTTATAGTGGAAATCTAACTGGTTTGCTAGAAGGAAGTTATGTTCACTTTGAGGAGATTGGCCACTCTACAGATTACTATTGCGATGGTGCCAAATTTTCAGTTGTATCTGTAAACAAGGAAGAAAGGTCTTTTGTTGTTTCTGGGAATATTGTTCCAGATATGAGCAAAAAGGTAAGATGGTGTTTGGCAAAGGATGATGTGACGCCAAAAGACATTTTCAGAATGACCAACGGTACTGCGGATGACCGAGCGGTTATCGCGAAATACTGTATTCAGGATTGTAACCTCGTTCATTATCTCATGAATAAGGTAGATGTTCTCACAGGATTCATTGAGATGGCAAAGATTTGTAGCGTTCCTATTAGTTTCTTGGTTTTGCGAGGACAAGGTATAAAGCTAACAAGTTATGTTGCAAAGAAATGCAGAGAAAAACGCACATTGATGCCTGTTCTTGAAAAGCTAGATAGTGACGATGGATATGAGGGTGCTATTGTATTAGACCCAAAATGCGATTTGTATCTTGATAATCCAATTGCGTGTGTAGATTTTGCGTCCTTGTATCCGTCTTCAATGATGAGCGAGAATTTGTCGCCCGACAGCAAGGTATGTACCAAAGAATATAATCTAAAGGGTGAGCTGATGACAGTTACCGGAGAAACGGATGCGTCTGGAAATCTTATTTACGACAACTTGCCTGGTTATGACTATGTGAATATTACATATGACACATTCAAGTATGTAAGAAAATCGCCATCTGCTGCGGCGGAAAAAATTAAATCTGGACATAAGATTTGTAGGTTTGCTCAGTTTCCAGAAGGCACAAGAGCAATTATGCCGTCCATTTTGGAGGAGCTTTTGCTTGCAAGAAAGACTACCAGGAAGTTGATTCCACAGCAAACGGACGACTTTATGAAAAATGTGCTTGACAAGCGTCAGTTAGGTTATAAAGTTACTGCAAACTCATTGTATGGTCAATGTGGTGCAAGGACGAGTACATTCTATGAGAAAGATATTGCCGCGTCAACAACTGCCACTGGTCGTTTGCTGTTGACTTATGCTAAAAAGATTATTGAGACTACCTATGGAAACCGGATTTGCGACACGAGCAAATATGGAAAGGTTCTAACAAAAGCTGAGTACATATATGGTGACACGGACTCTGTATTCTTTACATTTAACCTGCACACTCTAGATGGAATCCCAATTAGAGGAAAAGACGCATTGGAAATTACAATTGAATTGGCTCAAGAAGCAGGTCATTTAGCATCTAGTTTCTTGAAGAACCCACACGACCTAGAGTATGAAAAGACATTTATGCCGTTTTGCCTGCTTTCCAAGAAGCGTTATGTGGGTATACTTTATGAGCACGACCCTGAGAAAGGTAAACGTAAGGAAATGGGAATTGTTCTTAAGCGTAGAGATAATGCACCAATTGTGAAGGATATTTACGGAGGAATTATTGACATTCTCATGAAAAAACAAGATATTAAACAAGCGACCGAGTTCTTGAAGATGTGTCTAAAAAATATTGTGGATGAGAAATATCCTATGGATAAATTGATTATTACAAAATCTCTTAGGTCTGGATATAAGAATCCTCAGCAAATTGCTCACAAGGTTCTAGCGGATAGAATTACAGCCAGAGATCCAGGAAACAAACCAAGTTCAGGAGACAGAATTCCATTTGTGTATATTCATCATCCGAATAAGAAAGCGTTGCAGGGGGAAAAGATTGAGACACCAACTTTTATTAAAGAAAATAATCTCAAGATTGACTATTCGTTTTATATTACAAATCAGATTATGAAGCCGGTTCAGCAAGTATTTGCACTAGTTTTGGAAAAGATGTGGGATATGCAAAACAAAAAGTCAAAGGTTATAAAGTTGAGAAAAGACATTGAAATTCTGCGAAAGACTGCTCCACCGGAAAAGTTTGAAGATAAGCTGGAGTCTATGAAGAACAAGGAAGTGAAAGCGTTATTGTTTGACGAGTTCTTAAGAGAAACAAACAATCAAAAAACTGGCAACCAAGCGATGACAAAGTTCTTTAAGTAGGTTTTCCAGTAATATATATTTCGCGAGCTTATTTTTTCTACTTTAAAAATTGATTATAATATAAGAGCAATTTATTATATTATAAACAATGAAATCTAACGGCTTTGAAAACATAACAAAAATAATTAATAAAAAAAATGCACTCAAAGAATTGTCTGACAGCGAGTTTGAAGTATTATTGCCCAAGTTGGCTACAGAACTAGAATTGCATGGAATCCTATACGAGACATATACTGACGAGGAAATTAAAAAAGATTGGAAATTATTGCGAGAGAAAAAGATTGACAAGACGGTTACAAATGTTTCTGCAACTTCTGTGGCTGGGATGAAAATTATGCGAAAACATATGAGGCACTTTCACGAAGTCGCAAATTATAAAGGTCTCTCTGTAAAATCTTTGTGGAAGAAGACAAACCTGGAAAAGGCTATTCGCTTTAACCGAGCTCAACATTCAACACCTTATGCATCTGAGATTATTCGGTCGCTGTCATTTACAAATGGGATTGGAAAAGTAACAATGTATCGCCCATTAATGGCTAGAAATGTGGTTTCTTATTTTGATGCAAAAAGTGTATTGGATGTATGTGCTGGTTGGGGTGGCAGAATGATTGGTTCCAAGAGTGTGGATTTGTCTGGCATCTCGTACACCGGCATAGACCCTTGTGAAAAAACATATAATGCGTTGTGTGGAATTCGTGATGAGCTTGGTTTAACCGGGGTTACTCTTATTAATAAGCCAGCTGAGATTGCCCTAATTGAGATCCCAGTGGACATGAAGTTTGACATTGCCCTCACAAGCCCACCCTATTTCAATTTGGAAATTTATTCTGATGAAACAACACAATCAACAAAGTTGGGGGATTATAAGGCATGGATTGATAAGTTTTTGAGACCTGTTATTGTAGGAGTTATTGGCCGAGTAAAATACAGTTGTTGGAGTGTCAAGAATTTTAAGACAGATAAA